CGGGGCGGCGTCGGGTGCGGGGTCCCGGGCGGCGGCCCAGGCGGCGTCCCAGGCGGCGTCCCAGGCGGCGGCCGCTGCGCGCCGCGCATGATCGAGTGCGACCTTCGCATCAGCCAGCTGCTGCTCGCTCGTGATCGGGGCCAGCGCACGCAGCTTGGCAGCGTGCTCGGCACACGCGGGCGACCGCTCCAGCCAAGTGGGCAAGTGTTCGCGCACCAACCAGTCGAAAGACATCCAGCTGCGCTGCAGCGTGATTTCGGCGCTCTTCTTCGAGCCGAACAGCACTTCAGCGTGCTGGCTGGCCGGCAGCGAGATCTGCACGACGGGAGCCAGGGCGCCACAGACGCTGTCGTCCCAGATGAACACGCGGCGGAACAGCCAGTCAGCATCGTCCTCGCGCTTGTCTGCGTGCAGCGCCTCGTAGACCTCGACGTACTGGGCCTGGCCGCTGGGGAACTTCTCAGCGAACCAGTCGCTGCCCGAGCTGCAGGCGTCCCAGCCCTCAAGACGGGCCGTCGTGATCAGCAGCTTGTCGTTTGCTTCGGTGATGAGGGGTGTCGTTTGCATGGCGCCCCCCGATCAGTAGCCGAGGACCGCGCGCAGGCCGGCCATGTCGCTGACGACTTCGATCTCGACGACCAGGCGGCCATCAGCGGTCACGCCTTCGCAGAACACAGCCACGTCGCCCTCTTCACGGGCTTCGGCGTGCACGTAGTGCAGTGCCGCGTAGCTGATCAGCTTTGCTTGGTTGCTCATCCCATCTCTCCTTGCCCGTGGGCGTTGCGGTGATATGGAATGTAAGCGTCGCTTTAGGCGATGTCAAGCGGCGCTTTAGCGCCAGTTGAAAAAAAGTCCCACGGGTGGGACCTGTTGTCGGTGTCTTTGTTCTCAGTCGAACGCAGGCGGCACACGGTCTGCGCCGCCAACGTCAATGCTTATTGACAGTCGTCGCTGGATATCGACCGCAGCCTGCGCGACATGAGGAAAACCTCGGCTGAGGTGTTTCCACATTCCTCTTGCCTCCGGTAAAAGTTCTGGACGTAAGGCGGCCCTGATCGTGTGCGTCCAGACGGAAAATCCAGCAGCCACTATGTGATTACCTTGTTTTTTGTAAAGTATCACTGTTTTTGCTAGATTGGTTGGCAATTCGCCGTTACGTATAACGGCCTCAAATGGCAGCATAGGATCATTGCCTGCTTCCTTTAGTCCTATTTTTATAAAATGGGATATAGCGGCAAGCTCCCCCATTTCCACATCTGATATTGTGGACAATGCGGCGTTGAATGAATTTATGTCTTCCCTCTGCATTCTAATTGTGCGGTTCTCAAGAAATCTGAATAGCCAATTCATTATGTTGGCCTCCATTGGCTTGATGAAACCACAGCGCATACAGGATGCATTTTTTCTACTTCATTTTTATTTATTGTTTGGCGGTGATTCCCATTTACAGACTCGATCACCACTTCATCAGTTCGCTCTATGACAAGTTCCTTGACCATCTTTCTTCCGTCATTGAGTTGAATCGCAACGTATTCGCCTGGGGTGCATCGACCGCCCGGAGCGACTACGACAAACCATCCATGCCTAATTGCTGGGTGCATGCTGTCGCCTTTTACTCTCAGTGCATATGCGTGCGGATCAGATGTGTATCCATCTACATATCCATCACCGTGGCCTGCAGGGTGTTGTAGTTCTTCAAAAAAACCATCGTTTCCGAGTTTGGCTGTCCCAACCACGGGAGTTGATCTAGCTGTTCTAGGTCTGCCCGCATCCTCCGCGTCTAGGTCTGGCGGTTCTTTGCCTGTCATCAGGCGATGAATACTCCAACCAGTGAGGCGGGATACCACCGCAAGGTTCTTCTTTGTGATCTTCCCCGTGCGCTTCCAGTTGGACACAGCCTGTTCCGAGATGTCGCACTCAGCTGCGATGGCCCCGGGTGAAGGCGCGCCGGGAGCTGACATAGCGTCAGCAAAGTTCTTGGCGAGCAACTTCTGCTCTTCTGTTTGAGTAGGTTTAAGCACCGCTTAAGGTTCTCAGAGGCGGCGAGGCCCGGCAACAATCAGTGCTTGACTCATCTTAAAGCGCCGCTTTAAGATCGCGCCATGGAACACAACCCCATTGAACGAGCCTGCAAGGCCTGCGGCTCGGCGACGAAGTTGGCCGGGCATCTGAACAAGACGCCGCAGTTCATCAGTCAGCTGGCCAAAGGTGCCCGACCGGTACCCGCCGACCTGTGCCCCGCCATCGAGCGGGCCACGGGCGGCGCTGTGCGCTGCGAAGAGCTGCGCCCCGACGTTGACTGGTCGGTCCTGCGCACGCCTACCAAGCCCGTCCCGGCCGATGCCGGGCAGGAGGTGGGCCATGGGTGAGTCTGCCGTCCTTGACCCCTGCTGCGGATCGCGTGCGATGTGGTTCGACAAGGCCGACCCGCGCGCCCTGTTCGGCGACCAGCGTAGCGAGGTGGTCACGGTCACCGACCGCTCGCATCGCGAGGACGGCACGCGCGTGCTGCGCATCCAGCCAGATGTGTTGCTGGACTTCCGTGCGCTGCCGTTCGCTGACAGCGCTTTCAAGTTGGTGGCCTTCGACCCGCCGCACCTCACCCGTGCCGGCGGCAAATCCTGGATGGCCGCCAAGTACGGCCGTTTGAGCGACGACTGGCGCGACGACTTGCGCCAGGGCTTCGCCGAGTCCTTCCGGGTGCTGGAGGCAGGAGGCACCCTTGTCTTCAAGTGGAACGAAACGCAGGTCAGGTTGCGCGAAGTCCTGGCCCTCACGCCACACAAGCCGCTGTTTGGCCAGGTGACAGGCCGAGGCCTGCGCACGCACTGGCTCGTCTTCATGAAGGAGGCGGCGCCGTGCTGATCCTTCACCTCATCGGCCTGGCCCTCTACCGCGCCTTGGTGCGGGCCTGGGATGCGCTGGCCGCCATTGATCCCAACGATCTGGACTGAGCCATGACAGCACTGCTCATCGTTGCCCTTCTCGCGGCTGTCGTGATCGCGCTTGTCGCGTGGGACATCCGCAAGGTGACCCTCAATCCCGATGAGCCGCATGGCTTTCGGTGAGTACCAGTTATGTGCCCGCAGGCTTCCACCGCCCAGCACGCCCGGCCTGATGTAGGGACTGGCTGTTTTTCCTCCCTGAGCAGTGGCGCGCATGTCGCGTCCTGGCTGGGCGAGGCCTGCGGGCTTTTTCTTCGAGGTGTCCATGGCAAAAAATTTTGCCCATCGGAGCCTCTCAACACCACTCAACTGATTTGCGGAGGCTTGTGATGCAGTTCGGCATCCCCACCGATGTCACCCCATCCGAGGTCGTTCGCAAAAGCTCCCTTGGTGCAGCCATCTCCCTGTGCGCTGAGGCGGCAGGCCTAGAACCAAAGGCCATTCAGTCCGATCTGAAGCTCGACAAAGCCCAATGGTCGCGCTGGGAGTCCGGGCAGGAGGGCATCCTCTGGCCCAAGCTCTCGGCGGTCATGGACCGGTGTGGCAACGACGCCCCCATCCTCTGGATGCTGCACCAGCGCGGCTACGACCTGGCCAGCCTGCGCAAGCGCGAAACCGAGGTCGAGCGCGAGCTGCGCCAGGTGCGTGAGCAACTCGCTCAGGAGCAGGCCGAGCGCGCCGTCGAACGCAAGCTGTTGGCTCAAGTGCTGACGGGGAGGCTGCCGGCATGACCCGCTACGCCTACCCCTTCGGCGTCTTCTGCATCGACGCCATCCCCAATCAGCCTCAGGTGGCGCACTGCCACTCGTTCTTCGTCCACGCCAGTCACCGTGGCCAGGGCAAGGCCAAGCTGCTCAAGCAGGCCCAGCTCGAAGTGCTGCGCGCCCAGGGCTTCAACTACGCCACCTGCACCACCGCCAGCGACAACCACCGCCAGCACCGCGTGCTGGAGGCGTGCGGGTGGAAGCGATTGACCGAGTTCCACAACAGCCGCGACGGTGCTTCTACCGTGCTGTGGGGCTGGGAGGTGGCAGATTGACCGATCGAGGGCCAGATGCATGACACCCTCCACGATCACCTGCAAAGGGGCGCATACCTGATGACCCCTCTGGACGATGCTCCGCCCGCTCACGCACACGGTGACGACCGGGACCGGTTGGCTGGCTTGCGCGTGCCGCCTCATTCCATCGAGGCTGAGCAGTCCGTGCTCGGTGGCGTGCTGCTGGACAGCACGGCCTTTGCCAAAGTCTGCGAGAAGCTCACTGCCGCCGACTTTTACTCGCATGCGCACAAGCTGATTTTCAGCGCCATCTCTGCTCTCGCTGGTGACGGTAAGCCTGTTGACGTGCTCACGGTGAACGATCAGCTTGGAGACAAAGCACCGGAGATCGGCGGTCTTGGATACCTGCATTCCATGGCCATGAGCGTGCCGAGCGCGGTCAACATTGCCCGTTACGCCGAGATCATCGCGGAGCGCGCCACCCTGCGCTCGATCATCGCGACAGCCGACATGGCTGCAAGCGCGGCCTATTCAAACCAGGATGCGTCACAGGTGCTCGATGATGCCAAGGTGGCCCTGGGTCGCCTGGCTGATCAGCGCAAGCTGGGCACTGGCCGCATGCCGCTGCTCAGCCTGGGCCAGTTGCGCGAGCATTCACACGCCGTTTCATGGCTGATCAAGCACGTGGTCCCCGCTGATTCCATCGGCATGCTCTACGGAGGCAGCGGGACGTTCAAGTCCTTCATTGCCCTCGATGCAGCCTTGCACATCGCTCATGGCCTGCCTTGGATGGGGCGACGCACCAAGCATGGCCAGGTTCTCTACATCGCGGCCGAAGGCGGTGCAGGCCTGTGGGCGCGCATTGTGGCCTGGCACCGTGCCCGTCGCCTGCAGTGGTCCGCCATCGAGGACCATTTCAAGATCATCCCCGTGGCGGTCAACCTCACGGCCGATGCATGGCGGGTGGTCGAGGCCGCGCAGTCCCAGGCCTTTGCCCCCATCTTGGTGGTGGTCGACACGCTGAGCCAGACCTACGCGGGCGAGGAAAACAGCGCCAACGAGATGGCCGCCTACTTCCGCGAGCTTGGTAATCGCTTTCGGGCGCTTTGGAAGTGCTCGGTCCTGATGTTGCACCACACCGGTCACCAGGCCACAGAGCGCCCTCGTGGGTCCAGCGCCATCCGCGCCAACCTTGACTACATGCTCGGCGTGTTCCGCGACGAGAAAGAGATGCTGGCCACGCTCACGTGCGCCAAGCAAAAGGACGGTGACGCCTTCGAAGACGCCACCTTTGCACTGTCCGTTCACAAGCTGGGCGAGGACGAGGACGGCGACACCGTCACATCCCTGGTGGCTCGCCACCTCAGCAGTGCCGAAGACCTCGAAGAGGCCATGTCCGTGGAGCGCAATGCCGGCCGTGGCGGCAGCAATCAGCTGCTGCTCAGCCTGCTGCAAAACGGCGCCAAGGAATCCGATCTGCGCAAAGCCTTCCGCGATCAGTGCGGGATCGACGACACCGACAGTCAGCGCCGAGCCTACAACCGAGCCAAGAGCTGGCTCATCAGCAACCGCTTCGCCGAGTTCTCGGGTGGGCACGTCATCACCCTCAAATGCAATTAGCGATCGGGACAGAAAAACGGCAAAGCGGGACAGAAAAAGCGAGATTCGGGACAAGCGGGACAAAGCGGGACAGGGGGGGTAGGGGGGGGCTCTCGACCGTTAGGGAGAGAGAGATAAATACAGAAGCGCGGGACAGTTTCCGCATGTGTCCCGGGACAGAAAACGGGACAAACGGGACAGATGAGCGGGACAGGGACAGCCAAGGCTTTGGCCTTGTCCATCCCGGTCCAGGACGACAGAAAGGCAGCCGATGAGCCCTCAAACCCACCGATCACACCCAACCCGCGCGCGCGCGCATTTGGTGACCCCTGAGCGATGCAACTTGACGAAATCCACCGGCACCGCTGCGAAGTGCGGCAGCTGCTGCGCTGGCGCAGGCAACACGGCAGCGAGTGGGCGGGTCGCTGGCTTGATGGGGTGGCCAAAGCGCGCGGCCAGGTCGCAGCCCAGGACCTGCGACGGGATGCATCGGAGCAGTGGAGCAAAGGGAATCGCGGCCAGCCCGGCGACTGGAGATAAAGCATGACCACGATGACGCTCACCCTGCCGTTTCCTCCGAGCGTGAACGCGATGTGGCGAACGCCGCGCACTGGCCCGCTGGCCGGCCGGACCATGCTGTCGCAGGAAGGGCGCGCATACCGCCTGCAGGTCCAGCAACTGGTGCAGGTTGCCAAGGCTGCCAGTCAGCTCAGCGAGCGCTTGCACGTCGTCATCGAGGCGCGGATGCCAGACCGGCGCAAGCGTGACCTCGACAACCTGCCCAAGGCTGTGCTCGACGCCCTGACCCATGCCGGTGTCTGGCTCGACGATGGCCAGATCGATGACTTGCGGGTGTGGCGATCTGCCAGGTTTGGTGGTCAGGTCATCGTGACCATCCGGGCCGTGGCGAGTCCGCAGGCCTCCCTTCTTGAGGGGGCTGGATGACGCTGATCCGCCAGGTCAAGGTCAAACGCGTGGACTGGTTCCGCGTGCTGGCCGACTTGCGCGGCAACGGTCTGACGCTGCGGGTCATCACAGCTTGCACGGGTATCAGCAAACCCACGCTGCTGGACCTGCGCAACCAAGACGCCGACCCGAAGATGCACCAGGGCGAGCTGCTCATTGCCCTGTGGGTGCGCACCACCGGCAACCTGGCAACTCAGGTTCCAAGGCACGGAGATGAGCGAACGGCCATCAAGCGCAGCTATGTCGATTCCTGGGAGAGTGGGTCAATTCACTGCCCACTTTGCGGCACAGAACACTCCATCAGGGCGCCCAAAGCCTTGAGGGATGAAGGCCCATCCGTTGACGCACGTCAGTTGAGCTTGATTGGCTGAGTTGGTCGGGAAGCCTGCCGCTTTGCGGGAGAACACTGCACCGGTCATCCCTCAACTGACCGGAGTGCATCCACATGGCCCCCAAAGCCCGCGCTGTGCAGGTTCCTGGCGAACCCACCCAGGAACTGCCGACCACCGACGACACCACCCAGGAACTGCCGACCAGCGAACCGGGCGAGGTTGGCGATGTCGCTGCAACCGATGATGAGGTCGGTGAACCCACCGCCGCTGATCATGTGAACGAGGAAGTGGCCGCCCTGAAGGCGCAGCTCGAAGCTGAAAGCCTGGCCCGCATCGAGGCCGAACAGCGTGCCGCGCAGGCCGAGGCAGCCGTCCGTTCTGCGCAGACTGCTGCGGTCATCCCTGCGTCCATCTCTGTCAGCCCTGGCAAGGCGGCAACCCTGACACCCGCCGGCTGGGTTGTGCCCCGCTCCTACGGCGCTCAACCGAAGGGCTGACCATGTGCGGCGGCGGTGGAGGTGGCTACGACTCGAAGGACGCGGCTCGTGACCGCGAGCAGGCGCGCCTTGAGGCAGAGGCGCAGCGGATTGCGGCCGAGAACCAAGCGCAGTCCGAGGCGAATGCATCCGTGGCTGCCAAGCGTGTGCGCTCTCGCGCCAGCACGCTCATGACGCGCAGCAGTCGCCCCAGCCAATCCGCATCTGGCGGCGCGCAGTCATCACCAGCCCTGACGTCCACCGTCATGGCTCGCGGCGCTTCCACCCTGGGAGGCCAATGACCATGGACGCGGCTGCCATCGAGAAGCGCCTGAAACAGCACGAGCAACGCAAATCAGAACGTCTGCGCAACGAGGCGACGACGCGCGAGTGCTTCGACTTCGTGAACCCAGCTCGCGGCTTCGGCTTCAATGGTGAGTCCACCTTCGATGCCGCGACAGAGCAGGGCAAGCGCGCCCGTGTGCTGTCTTCGGTTTCGGCCGATTCGGCGGAGAACCTTGCTGCCAACCTGGTGGCCGGGGCAGTGCCGGCAAACGCGCAGTGGTTCGAGGTCGGAGTCTCTGGAGCCAGTGAGAACGACAAGCGCTGGCTATCCGACTCAGCCCAGGTCATCTGGGAGAACATCCACGCCTCGAACTTCGACGCCGAGGTGTTCGATGGAATGTTCGATGTGGTGGCCGCCGGCTACTGCGCGCTGTACGTGGACGAAGACCGCGACATCGGTGGCTTCACCTTCGAGACTTGGCCGCTGCACCAGATCTACATCGCCAGCACCAAGCCAGGTGGCCCGGTCGACGTCGTCGAGCGAGCCCACCAAATGACGGCCGAGCAGGCGGCCCAGGCCTACGGCTACGCCAACCTGAGCGAGAAGACGCAGGACCTTGTGCAGAACAAGCCGGATTCGCTCGTCGAGTTCGTGCACATCATCGAGCCGCGCAAGTTGCACATGCCTGGCGCGTTGTTGGCCAAGAATCTGCCGATTACTTCCTTCGTGATCGAGAAGGCCGGCAAGCACTTGGTGCGCGAGTCGGGCTATCACGAGATGCCGGTCATCGTGCCGCGCTGGGCTCGGCTGCCTCAGTCGGCCTATGCCACCGGGCCTGTGGCCTCGGCGCTGCCTGACATTCGCATGCTCAACCGGCTGCGCGCCAATGAGCTCAGCGCCACCGAGCTGGCTGTGGCTGGCATGTGGATCGCCGAGGACGACGGCGTGCTCAACCCCAAGACCGTCAAGGTTGGTCCGCGCCGTGTGATCGTGGCCAACAGCGTTGACTCGATGAAGCCTCTGCTCACGGGCGCGGACTTCAAGGTGGCATTCACGGCCGAAGAGCGGCTGGAGCGCGCCATCCGAAAGCGCCTGCTCGCCGATCAGTTGCAGCCCCAGGACGGCCCTCAGATGACGGCCACCGAGGTTCATGTGCGCGTCGCCCTGATTCGCCAGCTACTTGGCCCTGTATTCGGTCGGCTGCAGGCCGAGTTTCTGCAACCGCTGGTTGAGCGTTGCTTCGGCCTGGCCTACCGCGCCGGCATCCTGGGTGCAGCGCCGCAGTCGCTGGCCGGGCGCTCGTTCCATGTCAAGTACATCAGTCCGCTGGCGCGCAGCCAGAAGCTGGAAGACGTCACCGCCATCGAGCGCTATGGCCTCTTCGTGTCACAGCAAGTGCAGGCCGGCTTCGCCCAGGCCGCCGATCTCTACGACCCAGACGAGGCGTCTCGGCGAGTTGCCGATGGCCTGGGCGTGCCCAAGTCCATCGTGCCCGACACCAAGAAGGTTCAGGCCATCCGCGACGGACGCAAGGCTGACCAACAGCAACAGCAGCAAGCCATGCAGCAGCAGGCCGCGCAGCAGTCTATGAACGACGCCATGTCCCAACGCATGGCCAACGCAGCTTAAGGAGACAACCATGTCAGGCATCAGCGCAGTTCAGACCGGTTCGGGGTGGGACGTCGACGACATCCAGGCACCCCTGTATGACGCTCAGAAGAAGCGGGCTTCACGTCGCGCCCAGCACAAAGCTGACGCAGCCAAGGCCGCCACAACGCAGGCGCGTGCGTGGGCATCTGGCATCACGGTCCAGCCCTGGGAAATGCTGCGCCTCGGTGATGGAGCAGGGGCGTCTGCGACTGCATCTCTCACGTCCAACGCCGTCAGCTCAATCGCTGTGACTGCCGGCGGCAGCGGATACACCAAGGTTCCGGCAGTCACGCTCAGCGGCGGTGGTGGCACTGGTGCAACCGCGACAGCCGTCCTCACGAACGGCGTCGTCAGCTCGATCAATGTCACGAACGGCGGCAGCGGCTACAGCACCGCGCCCACTGTTTCCATCGCCGGCAGCAACGGTGCCATTGTGATTGCTGCCCAGGGAACTGCTGGTGTGACCGGCGCGACTGAACCTGTGATTGCCGCCGGCGCCTCCCCGGCGGCAATCACCGACAACACTGTGAACTGGTGGCCGCTTCAGGAGCAGACCCGGACTGCTCCAATTGGTGTGCCTGTGCCTGTGATCACAGACAACGCTGGCGCCTCGGCTCGCACGCAGTACGGCATCAACGCGAACCCGGGCTTGTTTGAGCAAGCGAGCGCGCCGAACGTGTTTGTCATCGCCGGGAGCGGGCAAACCGCCCGCACCATCGCCTGGACCATCAACGACGGTTCATCGACGGATTTCGGTGCAGGCGCTGGCCGCATCACGCCTTACCGCACGATTGCTTTCGTGGTTCCTGACGATGTGATCGACATCGGCTACTTCGCCACTGTGGGCACCTACATCAACAACCGGCCCATCATTGAGGTGGATGGGTATCCAGCCATGGAGGTGCCCCTTGTCCCTGCGGCGTTTGGTGGATCGCGTCACTTGAAGCTCACCATTCCTGGCGGCCGTCGTGATCGACTGATCCGCATCCGCTGCTCTGGATCCTTCAACTTGCAGTATTTCGGCCTCGCTTCGGATGTCGCCCCCGTGCGGCCCCCTGTGCGCGGCTTGACCGCCGTGATTCCTTCTGACTCATTTGGCAACACCGAAATGCCCAATGCCTCCGAAGACCACCTGAACCTGTCCTCGCGAGTTGCCCGTCGTCTCGGCTTTCCAAACTGCGTCATGGCAGTAGCCGGCGGCACGAGCTATTCGTTCGATGACGCCGGATCGGGTCGACAGTCGCTCAAGAAGATCATGGCCTCGCATGACTTCAGCGCGTTCGGCGCCGACATGTTCATGCCCATGCACGGCTACAACGCTGGCGGTAGCGGTGTGCTTCCTTCCGTCGAGTGCGCTGACGCTTTGTCGTGCTGGTTGGGTTTTCGCGCAGCCGGACCCACTTCACCTGTTCTTGTGGTCAACGTGCATTACCTGAAGCCTGGCGTGGTGGCCGCGATGACCACCATGCGCGATGCGCTTAAGGCGCAGTTCCTGGCCTGGGCCGACCCGAACAGCGCGATCATCGACCCGACGGATGGCTCGATCACGCTGGGTGATGGCACGGTCGTTCGCGCCGCCGACTCGGCTTGGATCAACGCGACCAATGCCGCCTGGGTGCTGCCACCTTCCGGTGGCGTATTCGACGGCGCCCACTTGTCGATCGCCGGTCGTGCGTTCTACGAGGACAAGCTCGTGGCTGCGGCGGACTTGGCTCTGAACGCGCTGGGATTCTGATCAGGAAATGGCCGACCCCCAAACCTATCGCCGGCTGTTCGAGGACAACGCGGATGGCGTCGCCGTCCTTGAAGACCTCGTGAGCCGGTTTTCACAACCCCAGGTGAGCGCTGGCGGCATCGACGCTGTGCTCAAAACCTTCGAGCGTGGAGGCATGCGCAAGGTGCTGGACCACATCCTGGGGAAGATCAACGCAGCACATGGAGTGCCTGATGTTTCTGAAGAAGACCCCCCGATTGATGAATGAAGCTGCCGGCGCTGATGCTGGTTCTGCAGCCTCTGGTGCGGTGGATGCCGCAGCCGCTGGTGCAGCAGCCGGCGCTCAAGCAGGCACAGTGATGGATCGTGGTGCGGCGCAGGGTGGCGGCGATCCACCGGCCTGGGCAGCCCCTGACAAGTACCAGGTCAAGAACGATGCCGGTGAGATCGACTGGCAGGCGACTGCCCGCAAGATCGATGAGGGCCGCAGTCACTTGGAAAAGCGCATGGGTTCCGGCGATGCACCGCCTGCCGATGTTGCTGGCTACAAGGTCGAGGTGCCGGCCGACTATGCCGATGTGCTCAAGGACTGGAAGCCATCCGAGGACAGCAAGCTTGCGGAGTTTCTGGCCGATGCCCACAAGGTCGGCTTCACGCAGAAGCAGGTGGACCTGGTGCTCAAGCAGTACGGTCGCCTGTCGTCTGAGGCCTTGGCCGCCCAGATCAGCCCAGAGCAACAAGCGGCCAAGGCTGCTGACGACGCAGCCAAGACGCTGGGCGAAGTGTGGAAGGAGCCGGGCCAATTCGACAAGAACGTCGGTGAGGCGTTCAAGGCCAGCCAGAAGATGGCCGCCAAGCTGGGCGTGGAATTCGATGAGTTCAACCAGGCGCTGGGCAACAACCCGATGTTCCTGCGCCTGGCTGCTGCGCTCAATGCCGAGATGGGTGAAGACTCACCCCAGGGCACCCAGCAGACCGCATCAGATGCGCTGGACTGGGACGCCAAGCGAGCCGAGCTGGTCGCTCAGCGTGATGCTCTGCCTGCAAACGACCCGCGCCGCACGCAGATCGTCAAGCAGATCAACGAGCACTACAGCCGCCGATACAAGGGCTGAGCACCGTCCCGCACGACCGCAGGCCCGCCATGTGCGGGCTTTGCTGTTTCGACGGTGGGGAAAGTTGACCGGCTACGGCGCCACGATGCACCCATCGAGGCCCGGATGGCACCCGGACACCCTCACGTGATTGCCCGTAGCCGCTGACCTGTAGCCGGGTCGCGAGCCACGACAGCAGGCCCGGCCACACGGCTGGACACCCTGAAACGGCGCCCACCCTTTCAGGAGCACACCATGTCTCTCGCGAATCCCAACGTTGCCTACAAGCAGCAGTTCCACGACACCTACCGCGACGCGCTGGCGCAGCGTGAAACCCGCTTCATGCGGGCCTCAGTTGATCGTGGCATGGTCGATGGAACCAGCTTCACGATCAATGGCCTCGGTGTGACCGAGTTCAAGCCAGTCACCGGCCGATACCAAGACAAGACTCCGCAAACGCTGGAGAACGGCACCCGCGTGGTCTACATGAGCGACTACGACGCCACCGTGGTGGTCGATGGCTTCGACATCCCGAAGCTGTCGGCAGATCCGTCGTTCAAGTATCCAGGCCTGCTGGCTGATGCCTCCAACCGTCTCAAGGACAAGATCATCTACCGTGCGTTGCTCGACCCCGTCGTGGTCAAGACCAGCGAGAACACATTCGGTACCGTCTCGATGCCCGCGTCGCAAATCATCTTGGCAGGCGGTACGGCCTTCACGAAGGCCAAGGTGATCTTTGCTCGCTCTCTGTTCCGAAAGAACGAGTGCGACGACAAGAACGGCGAACAACTTTTCATTGCCTACAACGATGAAATGCTGCGCCAAATCCTGGCCGACACCACTCTGACCAGCGCTGACTACATGACTGGCCAGATGCTGCAAACCGGTGGCGTGGCCGAGAACTGGCTGGGCTTCACCTGGGTGCCTTATCAAGCGCTGGACAACGGTGCAGGTGGTGCCGCCGAAGCTCGAACTGTGGCCTGGGCCAAGTCTGGTGTCGAGGTTGGCATGGGCTTGAACTTCAAGACCCATGTGTCCGAGAACACGCAAAAGCGCGGCCACCCGACCGAGGCCTATGGCTGGCTGTCGCTGGGAGCCGGCCGTCAGGACGAGAAGAAGGCGGTCGTCGTCGACTTCCTGCGCGCCTGATCCCTCACCTGAACACTGAAAGGACACCCCATGGCTGTCGTCACCGTCAAGTCGGCCCGGATCACCGGCCGCGATTCCACCCCGCCCGCCAAGGGTGGCCTGACCCTGGGCCCGCGCCGTCTGTACGACGATGCGGCCACGGTCGAAGTCACCAACGGCGATTCCATCGGATCGAAGTTCATCCTGGCCACCGTGCCCTCGCATGCCTCCATGCGTGAACTGGTGCTGCTTTGCGATGCCATCACCAGCGCTGCGGCTGACTTCGGCGTCTACCAGACGACCGCCAACGGCGGCGCGGTGGTCGATGCCGACTGCTTCGCTTCGGCTCAGTCGATCGCCACGGCCATCACCCTGGGCACCAACATCCTGCACGAGTCCGGCGTGCTGGACATCAGCGAGATCGAGCAGCCGCTGTGGCAGATCCTGGGCCTGACTGCAGACCCCGCCATCGACTACGACATCGTGGCCACGCTGACCGCTGCCGCCACCGCCTCCGGCACCCTGACGGTTCGCGTGAGCTTCGCCCAGGGCAACTGATCACCGCGAGGTGAGATCGAGGGGTTGGGGGGCTTCGGCCCCCTTTTTTTGATCCTGGAGGGGACATGGCGACCGCAGTTTCGATTTGCTCTAACGCCCTGATCATGTTGGGCGCCGATCCCATCGCATCGTTCACCGAGGGCACGAAAGGCGCTCGGGTGGCATCCAATCTGTACCCCTACCTGGCGCGCGACTTCCTGCGCGGGCACCCTTGGAACGCGGCTATGAAGCGCGTGCAACTGGCGCCGACGACCGCACCGGAATTCGGTTGGCGCGCAGCCTTCCTGCTGCCCAATGACTGCCTGCGCGTGTGGGAGGTTAAGCGCGGAGAGATTGACATCGAACACAAGGTAGAGGGCCGGCGCGTGCTCTCAGATGTCACCGGCATCGATCTGCTATACATCTGCCAACTGCCTGAGGACCAATGGGACTCAGCCATGGTCACTGCCATGACCTACAAGATGGCCGGCGCCATGGCCTACGCCATCACTGCCTCGGCAGCTCTGGCCGATGGCTGGATGTCAGCGGCGGAGCGCAAGATCCGTGAGGCCAAGACGCTGGACGGCCAGGAAGGCACGCCTGATGAAGTCGGCGACAACCCTCTGATGGCATCTCGCTACCCGGGTGGGGGGTACTGACATGCCCAAAGTCACCAACGTCGCCAACAACTTCACCTCGGGTGAGATCAGCCCGAAGATGCGTGCCCGCATGGACGTGGCCCGCTACAACTCAGGCGTGGAAATCATGGAGAACGCCTGGCCAAACATCCACGGTGGGTTCTCCAAGCGATGGGGCACGCTCTATCGCGGGGCGGCCAAGCATCCCGACAAGCTGGGGCGTCTGGTGCGCTTCGTGGTCAACCGATCGGATGCCTACTGGCTGGAGTTTGGTCACCTCTACATGCGCGTTCACAAGGTCAGCGGTCGCGTCGAGACATCGCCAGGAACGGCCTATGAGGTGGTCACGCCATACACCGAGACCATGCTGGCCGCCCTGGACTTCAGCCAGGGGGCCGACACACTCATCATCTGGAGCCCCGACAACTTCCCGCGCCGACTGCGCCGATTCGCCGATGCCCGATGGGTGCTCGACCTGGCCCCGTTCGACCCGGCTCCGTTCTCCGAAGTTGGCAGCCGCTTCAACGTGGCGCTGACGCTGAGCGCTGCCGCCGTCGGTTCTGGCCGCACTGTCACCGCTGCATCACCCGTCTTCCTGGAGGCGGATGTCGGCCGCCAGATCTGGTCTGGTGCTGGCGTGGCCACGATCACGGCAGTGGCATCCGCAACATCGGCAACAGCCGACATCTCTGTCGAGTTCGATGGCACAGCCATCGCAGGCAATGCGTGGACTCTGGCAATCAGCCCCCAGGCTGCCTGCACGCCCAGCGGCACTGGCCCGGTGGGCGCAAGCATCACGCTGACGCTGAGCGATGCTGGGTGGCGAGCCTCGGACGTCGGCAGCCACGTGCAGATCAACACGGGCCTGGTCAAGATCACAGCATTCAGCTCCGACACGGTCGTGAACGGCTTGGTGCTGGTGGCCCTGAACACGTCGGTGGCCTCGCCGCCCAACGCCTGGACGCTCAACCCGCCCGCCTGGAACGACTTCGACGGCTACCCGGCAACCGGCACCTTCCATGCCCAGCGCCTGCTGTCCGCTGGATCACGCTCATTTCCTCAGACCGTCTGGGGCTCGGCCGTGGGCGAGTTCTTCAACTTCCAGCTTGGCACGCTCGACACCGACGCCTTCGCTTTCGAGCTTGTCAGCGATGACGTCAGCCCCATCACTTACATGATCTCGATGGAGTCGCTGGTTGCCCTGTCGTTCGCTGGTGAATTCACGCTTGATGGCGGCATTGAAAAGCCCATCACCCCCACCAATGTGCGAGCGAAGCCTCGCAGTGCTCGCGGGTGTGCCCAGGTCAGGCCGGTCAAGGTCGGGACCGAGACCTTGTTCGTGCAGCGCACCGGCAAGCGCGTTCGAGCTGCAGCCTTTCAAGAGGCCTCCGACGCCTGGGGCGTTCCGGACATGAGCGTGGTGGCGGACCACCTCACAGAGCCTGGCGTGATCGGACTGACCTGGCACGAAGAGCCCGGCACGCATTTGTTCGCCTTGCGCGCTGACGGCCTGATCGCATCGTGCACCTACGACCGTGACCAGGATGTGATTGGCTGGTCGCGTCAATCGTTCTCTGGTGGTGTGGTCGAGTCTGCCGCCACGATCCCGGACGATGATCGCGACAGGACCATGCTTCTGGTGCGGCGCACCATCAACGGCAACACCGTGCGCTACCTCGAATTGCTCGACTCCGACACCTACACCGACTGCGCCATCAAGGGCGAATCGGGCAGCCCGACCGCAACATGGTCGGACCTCGATCACCTGGAGGGGCAAACCGTGGCCATCCGTGCAGACAACATCCCACAACCTCCTCAAGCGGTGGATGCTGGCGAGATCACACTCGCGCGCACGGCTTCAACCGTCGAGATCGGGCTGCCGCTGTCCATGCGCGTGAAGCTGCTGCCGCCCGAGGTGTCTGGCGGGGCCGGCGTTGTCAAAGGCTCCGAGGTACGCGTCAACAAGGTGCTGGTCGAAGTGCTCAACACCATTGGCCTGACCATCAACGGTGACAAGGTGGCCTTCCGTCAGTTCGGCAATGGTGTGCTCGACTCGGCCATCGAGCCGTTCACCGGCCTCAAGGAAGTGACGGGGCTGGGCTGGGAAAAGGCTGGCGGCTCGGTTGAGATCACGCACGATGACCCATTGCCTTGCAACGTCCTGGCGGTGACTCGCAAGGTCACGGTCAACGAGGGGTGAGCATGATCCGAAAAGCCACGACAGAAGACATTCCCACCTTGGTTGAACTCGGCGCCAAGATGGCGGCCGAGTCACCAGAGTGGCGTGACATGGGGTACAGCCGAGAGAAGGTGGCTGCGCTGCTCGCCATCCTGGTGGATAGCGCCCGTGGCCTGGTGATCGTTGCAGACCGTGGCGGCGTGTGCGGTGGCCTGGTGGCAGCAGCCTCCGAGCACTGGGCTTGTGATTCGGTCGTGGCTTTCGAGTTGGCCATCTACGTCGATCCAGATGCACGCGGTGCTGTTGTCGGCATCCAGCTTGTCAAAGCCTACCGCGATTGGGTTGCGGCCAATGGTTTCAAGCGCGGCACCGCTGGCGTAACCACTGGCATGCAAACCGAGCGCACGGCGGCGCTCTACGAGAAGGCCGGCGCACGTCGGCTCGGTGTTGTCTTTGATGTTGGAGGTGCGTGATGTGCACTGGCTTTGAAATTGCCGCGCTCGCTGCGGCTGTCGTCGGGACTGGTGTTGCTGTCCATGGCCAGCAGCAGGCAGCAGCCGCAGCAGAGGAAGCGGCGCTTGTTGAGGGCCAGGGGGCAGCGACTCAGGCCGGTCAGCAGCAGGATGCCGCCACAGCCGAGGCTGAGCGCATCCGTGCCGCAGCGCGCCGGCAGCGCGCCGAAGCTGCGGCGGCCTACGCTGGATCAGGCGTTTCCGTGGCCGATGGGACGCCCCTGAAGATCGACGAAGAGATTGCGCGCGGCGGCGAGCTCGACGCGCTCAACACGATCATCAGCGGCGGCCGAGGTGCGGATGTCCTGACGAAAGAGGCAGCAGCATTCGGCGCTCAAGCTGCAGCGACCCGCCGAGCCGCTAATGCTAAGTCCTTCAGCACACTCATGTCGTCGGGAAGTCAGTTCGCGAGCGCATCCGGCTGGCGAGCGAACGGCCCTGGCTACTCCGGGGGCCAAGCCAAGGCGCCCATCGTCAACGCATAAGGGGATCACATGGCAACCATCCCCATGGGCAACTTCGGCAATACGGTCGTTCAGCCTGGCCCGGCTCAGCGGGTGTTCGGCGCTCAGGCGGGGCAGATCACGGGTCGCGCCACGGCTGAACTCGGTCAGACCATCCAGCAGGTTGGGCTGCAGGAGATGCAGCACCAGACGCGTGTGGGAATCGAGGCCTATGAGCGCGAGGCCCAGACCACCGCCGCCCGCGTTCGCATCACCAAGCAGAACGAAATTGACGAGGCCGCCGACACCCTTGCGGCCGACATCAAGGCAGGGCGCGTGGCCAAGGACAAGGCCGACGAGGAATGGCAGAGCCGCCGCGCCGCCGTGCTCGATGGCGCCTTTGATGGCCTGGATGAGCGGTACAGGGGGAAGGTGCAGACCGAGCTGGAAGGCCTGGGCCAGATCAAGGGGCGCGTCGTTCGCGATGCTGTCACGCTGCGAGACCAGGGCGACACGCGCGCCAACATCCTGAGTCTTGGCGAGGAATACCAGCGCCGCGCCATCAAGGACCGCCCTGGCGCGCTCGCCGAGTACGAGACGCTGCTCGACAACCTGGGGCCGGCTGCAGGCTACGGACCCGACGACATCGCCAAGCAGAAGCAAGGCTTTCGAGAGAACACGGCATTCACCCAGGCCTTCTCGCTGGTGCGCGGCTCGTCCGGTTCGGTTGCCGAGGTGCGCAAAGCTCGTGAGGCCCTGGCCGGCGATGCCTTCGCCGACGTTGACCCTCAGCGCCGAGCCGCCCTGGATGCCCAGCTCGACGGGTACGAGACCAACCTGCTTCAGCGCCAAGCCATTGCCGAGCAGCGTGCAGCCGCCAAGGCCGAGGCGCACCTAAACCGGGCGCGGGCTGCGTTCGAATCCTCCCAGGCTCGCACCGACGCCGGCATCCCGGACAGCGATGAACAGGTGGCCATCACCACGCAGGCCCTGGCCGGCACGCCTTTCCTCGACACCTACCGCGCGCTTCAGGCGCAAGCCCGGGAGGTCGGCGGGGCGGGCGCCCAGCCTATCGCCGTGCAACAGGCCCAGCTCGACCAGGTCAATGCCCAGATCGCCCAGCGTGGCGCCAGTGACGCGCTCATCAAGCGCCGCGACTCACTGCAGCGTGTGCTGGATGCATCGCAGCGCGACTACAAGGACGACGCCCTGCGCGCCGGCCTGCAGCGTGGTGTCATTGACGCCCTGCCGCCCATCGACATCAGCAGCATGGATTCGGCCATCCGGACGGTCGGCCAGCGCCTGCAAGCCGCCCAGATCGTGCAGACCCGCGCCGGACGTCCAGTCTCGCCACTGACGAACGACGAGGCCGAGACCCTGGGCAGCACCATCAACGCTTTGCCGGTGCAGCAGCGCGCCACCGCCCTGGCCACCCTGGGGCGCAGCATCGGCCCCCAGGCCGCCGCAGGCCTGGCCGCCCAGATCGACAAGAAGGACAAGGCGCTTGCCCTGGCCCTGCAGTTCGGCACTGCCTCCACCACCGAAGGCCGGACGACCGCCGAAATCATCCTGCGCGGGCAACAGGCCCTGAAGGACAAGACCGTCAAGCCCGAAACCCCCGCCGTTGACGGCTGGAAGGCAAAGATTGCCATGGAGGTGGATGGCGTCTACCGCAACCAGAAGCAGGCTGACGACGTCAAGGAAGCTGCCTTCCTCATCATGTCCGGCCTGCAGTCCGAGGGAACGGGCAACGTCAAGCAGGCGGTGAACCTGGCGGCCGGTGGGCGCATCGTCGAGCGCAACGGCGCCAAGATCCCGCTCCCGGCTGGCGTTGACGAGGATGCATTCGATGCCAAGCTGCGCAGCCTGACGTCATCCAACTTCGCCAACCAGGTGCAGGGCAACGAAGTGCGTGTCGGTGGCCAGCCGGTCCCGCTTGATGCATTCGTGCAGTCGCTGCCCGACGCCCAGCTCATCAACGCCGGCCGGGGCCGCTACAACGTGCTGCACGGTGGCCGGGTGGTCACGAACGCTGCAGGCATGCCCATCACCATCACCGCGAAGTGAGGCCCCATGCTTGACGACCTGTACCAGGCTGAAACCGACGCGACCATCGCCGACCTTGTCCGCCGCCCACCAGCCCCACGCCCGCAGCCCGCCAAGTTCAGCGCCTGGAAGATGCTGACGGCCGCACCTCGCGGGGTGGGTGCCGGCGCGAACGAGACAGCCGGTGGCGTGGCCGACGTGCTGGGCGCCTTCGGGCAGGTCATGGGGGCAACTGACAACCGCGCGAGCATGTTCTCGCCCCAGACAGAGGAACAGCGCCGACAGGAGGAAGACGCGCGCAAGCGCATGCAGCAGGGCCTGGAGTTCGACGCGGGCGACCAGTTCCGCAGCGTGGCGCGCGAGTGGATGCCGGACCCGGCCACGGCGCACACGGCAGAGCAGACGGTTTTCGGGCTGGCCAGGTTCGGCACCAAGGCCGTCACTTCGGTGGCCCTGGCAGGCCCAGCCGTTGGTGCTGGCCTGGTCGGTCTGGACGAGGCATTGACCACCTCCGATGAACTCAAGCGCCAGGGCGTGGACGTCGGGACGCGCGCCCAAGTCGGCGCCGTGGCCGGCCTGACCTCAGCCCTCGGCGTTGCCCTGCCTGTCGCTGGCAAGACCGCTTTGCAGACGGCTGCCCTGGTTGCCGTGGGCGGCCCAGGCTCATTCGTGGCCCAGCAGGTGGCCACCAAGGAGATCCTGAAGGCCGCCGATTACTCGCAGCTCGCCGACCAGTACGACCCGCTCGACCCCGTGGGCCTGGCCGTGGCAACTCTGGTGCCGGCCGGCTTCGGCATGTGGGCGATGCGCGGCATGCGCAAGGGCGCGGCCAAGGTTGGCGAACCAGTAAGGAATCCTGAACAGTTGCCGCCCGAGGCCATGCCCGTGCAGGATCGTGCATCCACCGAGCCAGCGCGGCCGCGCCACACGCCCGACCAGGTGGACGCCGCCCGGGTCGAGATGCTGACCCAGCATATGGAATCGTCCGGGCTGTACCGCCCCGAGGACGCCCGCGCCGCCGCCATGCACGTCGAGGCCTTCGCGCGCGCTGTCGATGATCTGGGCGCTGGCCGACGCGTCGATGTCACCGACCTGGTGCCCGCCGAACGCATCGAGGTGGCCAAGGCCCTAGACACCTTCGTCACCCGCCTGGATGAAGGCCGCGCTGACCTCATGGCCCAGGCTGCCATGCGCGCCGAGCCGGGCGCCGTGCGCGCGCTGCAGTCCGAGCTGGCCGACGCCCAGGCCCGGCTGGTTGAGCTCGAAGACCCGGCCGCCATCAAGACCAGGGCGGGGGAGATTCAGCAGGCCGGCCGCGTCAGCTACAAGCAGGCGCTCGCCCAGGCCAAGAAGGAATTCAGCGCCCAGGCCGACGACGTGCGCGCCCGCGTAGCCCGCGTCGAGGGCATGCTCGAAGACAACGCCACCGGCCAGCAGGCGAACGACGCCCTGAACCTGCTCGACCGCCAAGCCACGCAGGCCCGCCAGCAGCGCGCCAAGATCGACGCGCCCACTCTGCGCGAGACACCGGCCGCGCAAGCTGCCCGGGAGATGGCCACCACCCGACAGGAAGCACCAGCCAATGCCAAAGACGCACCGCAAGCAAGAGCAGACGCACCCGCAGATGGCGCGCGACAGCCGGGCCAGGCAGCCCAGCCGGCGCGAACGGATGCGCCAGGCACTGGCCCTGCAGGAGCGGCAGAGCAGGGGGGGGGAGTTTCCCGAGCCGGAGGTGCCGACGCCGCGCCGGCATTGGTAGCCGCCCGCCTGGCCGAGGTGTCTCAGCAGTTCCCCGACCTGACCGTGCAGATGGATGGCATGGACGCGCCCATGAAGCTGTCGGACTTCCTGGAGCAGGTGCAGCGCGAGGCGATGGAAGGGACCGACATGGACCTTGGCGGCAAGGACGCGCCACTGATGCAGGTGGCCGCCTCCTGCTTCCTGCTCAACGGGGCCTGATCAACCCCCGGACAAGGCCCGCCATACGGTCTGGAAACCGTGCTCCGAGATAGCCATGATGAAGCCGAAGCCCCCGACCACCAGAACCATGGTGCCCATGATCTTGGCCCACGAAGCCCAGGCATGAAGCGCGCCGCGCCACGATCCTGTGCCGCCCCAGATCATCAGGGGGATGACGGATGACATGACGGCGATGGCGGCCAAGGTCTTGAGGGCGGTCCACAGGTTTTCCACGCCCCGGAGGGTACACGATGAACCCGAAATGCCGCCAGCAAATCAGTGCCGCCCGAGTGGCGGCAGGCGGAAAGGCCCTCACGGACGCCCAGGCCCGGGCCATCGATGACCGGATGCAGGCGACCATGCGGCGCCTTGCCCGCCAGGACCCGAACTGGCAGAGCTACCCGGCCGACCAGCGCATCCTGCTGGCCGCCCAGCAAGCCGCCCAGGACATCGCCGATGAGGCCGCACGCAAGGTGGCCAATGCCCAGCGCCAGGCGCTCAAGACAGCCGAGATGGAGCAGCGCGTGCAGGCCTACATGCAGCGCCAGGGCAGCGGCCGCACCAAGGCCCTGGTCGAAGACATGGCGTTGACCAATGCCTATGTCGATGGCATCAAGCGCGACAACGCCAGGCAGCTCATGGACCTCATCGACGCGGCCGACAACCAGCAAGGCGCCAGCGCGGTACGGCGCTTGGGCATGGTGCTGTTCGACGTGCAGAACCCCATCATGACGCGCGATCTGGCGCTCGAAGTCTTCGCCCAGGGCAAGGCCGGCACCGGCAACGCCGAGGCCAAGGCAGGCGCCGATGCCTGGCTCAAGGTCACGGAAGGCATGCGCCAGCGCTTCAACGCGGCGGGCGGCGACGTGGGGCGCCTGGATTACGGCTATCTGCCCCAGGCGCACGACCAGGCCCGGGTGCTGGCCAAGGGCCGCGACGCCTGGGCGGCTGAGGTGCTGCCGATGCTGGATCGCTCCCGCTACGTGGACGATGCCGGCGCCCGCCTGCCCGACGCCCAGGTGCTCGACATCTTGCGCGGCGCCTGGGAAACCATCAGCAGTGATGGCTCCAACAAGACCGCTCCTGGCGCGGCGCGCGGCACTGGCGCCCGGGCGAACCGTGGCAGCCAGTCCCGTGAGATCCACTTCCGCGATGGGCAGGCCTACCTGCAGTACCTGGGCGAGTTCGGCACGGGCTCCATGTACGACGCGATGATGGGGCACCTGGGCGGTCTGGCACGTGACGTTGGATTGGTCGAACGGTACGGGCCGAACCCAGAAAGCCAGTTCAAGTTGCAGAACGACCTGGCCGACCGGTCAGACGGTGGACCAAAGCGGGTGTTTGGCAACCGAGCCGACGCCTATTGGCGCATTCTCAGCGGCGCCAGCAGCGCACCCATGTCCGCACAGATCGCCCAGATTGGCACGCATGTTCGCAACATCGAGACGTTTGGCAAGCTGCAAGGCGCCGTGCTTTCGTCCGTCACCGACCTTGGCACCTACTTCGTCACCACGGGCTTCAACAACCTGTCCTACTGGGACGCCGTCAAGAACCTGGGCGCGGCGGTAACGCCCGACACAAAAGCCTTCCTGAACACCCACGGCATGATCGCCGAGTCGATGATCTCCGACCTGTCGCGCTGGACAGGCGAGAACATCGCGCAGACTTGGTCCGGCCGGCTGTCCAACTCCACCATGCGCCTGTCGCTCATGAACGCCTGGACCGACACCCTGCGCCGTGCGTTCAGCCTGACCATGATGGAAGGCATGGGCCGCCTGCGCTCTACGGACTGGGGAGACCTCACGGCCTACGACCGATGGCGCATGGAGTCCAAGGGTCTGACGGATGCCGACTGGCAGCTCATCCAGCAGGCGCAGCCGGTGGTGCACCGTGGCGCCGAGCACATCACCCCGGATGCCATCTACGCGACGGGCGACCCGCGTGCCGGTGAGGTGGTGGCCAAGTTCCTTGGTCTGATCGCCGATGAGTCGGAGGTGGCCATCCTGAACCCGGACATGGCCACGCGCGCCATCGTGACAGCTGGTGGGCGCCAGCGCGGCTCCATCGATGGCGAACTCTGGCGGTCCGTGGCGCAGTTCAAGTCCTTCCCGATCGCCATGGTGTCGCGCCACTGGCGCCGGATGATGGAGACGCCGCAAGGCCTGGAAGGCGCGCCGATGACTGCCAACCGCTTGGCCTACGCTGGCGCGTTGATGGTCAGCCTGACTGCCTTGGGCGCTGTGGCCTTCCAGACCAAACAGCTTGTCAGCGGCAAGGACCCGGTCGACATGACCACGCCCAAGTTTTGGACCCGCGCTCTGGCCCAAGGCGGCGGACTCGGGTTCATGGGCGACATGCTGCTGCAAGACACCAGCGAGGACCGCAGTCCCTTGGACACGTTCGGGCGCACTTGGCTGGGCCCTGCCTTCGGCAGCGCGGCCGATATCTACGAGCTGACCAAGGGAAACTTCGACGAGTGGAATGCAGGCAAGGACACGCACGCTGGCGCCGAGGCGCTGCGCTTCGCACGCGGGCACCTGCCGCTGGTCAACCTCTGGTATGCCAAGGCGGCACTGGATCACATGGGCCTGTTCGCCCTGCAGGAGAGCCTGAGCCCAGGCTTCATGGGGCGCATGCAGGGCAAGGCCCGGAAGGAATGGGGCCAGGACTACTGGATCGACCCGGACAGCGGCGACGTGCGCGCGCCCGACTTCTCGGCCATCGCGGGGAATTGACATGCGGCAAGACCAATTCGAACGACTGCAGGCGCTGGGCGAAAAGCTCATGGACGTGTTCCTTGACGAGGCCGATCCCAGCAGTTGGCCAGGGCAGGGCCTGAAGATCGGCGCCATGGACTCGCAGACACGCGGCGACCTGTACTGGGTCCGCAAGACGGCGGCGAGCGCCGGCATGCTCTACACCCGGGTGATGTCCATGGTGGGCCAGGTGCAGATGGCAGGCGCCGGCACCACGCCGCCCGCACAGGGTGACGACACGCCAGAGCCCGCCGAGACGCAGCTTGATGCCGAGCTGGCGGCGGCCGAGAAGGAAGCCCAGAAGCTGATGCGCGATCTCCAGAACGGGGCAGGCAAGGCGGCATTCGACAAGCGCGTGCATGGAAAGCCGTGACGTCACCTTTCTGACCTTCTTCATCATGTGGGCCCGGTTGCAGGGCTGGAAGGTTCCTCTGCTGCACGTGCGCATCTGCGTGTGGCTGGAGACTTGCATCGATCCCGAACGCGTGCTGATGGTCTTCCGTGGCGCAGCCAAGTCAACCATCTACGCCGTCTACAAGGCCTGGAAGCTGTACCGCAACAGGCACCACCGGTCCCTGGTCTGGTCGGCTGACAACGACACGGCCGGCATGCTGACGGCTGACACCATCAACGTTTTGCGCAATCACCCCCTGACCCAGGGCATGCTGCCGAGCAAGCCAGGTTCGAAGCGCTTCTGGGTGGTGGGGGCACGCGATGCCCGCAACGCCAGCATGCGTGCCGTTGGCGTGACTTCGAATGCCACCGGGGCCCGCGCCGACGCCGTGGACTTCGACGACATCGAGGTGCCAGGCAACATCGAGACGCCCGAGGCCCGGCTCAAGTTGCGCCAGCGCATCAGCGAATCGACCCACATCGCGGTTCCAGGCGCCCAGAAAACGTACATCGGCACGCCACACGCCCATGACTCGATCTACCCCGAGCGCATCGAGGCCGGCGCTGCGTTGCTGAAGATTCCCCTGTTCGAGCACGCCAAGCGTTGGCGGGGTCCGCCCAAGGATGGGCGCTACCTGTTCCCGCACCCGGTCGGAGAGGATGGCCTCTACGTCATGGTCGGCATCCACAAGCTGGCGCACATGGCGGTGGAGGGCCTTGACTACACCTGGGATGGCAAGGCCGTCGTCTTCAAGACGAAGACCGATGCCGTGGTCGATGTCTGCAGCATGTGCGCCTGGCCCGAACGCTTCAACCGCGATGAGGTGAAGCGGCGGCGAGAAGAAACGCGCACCTTCAACGCCTGGGACAGCCAGTACATGCTCGAAGCCAAGCCCATCACCGACAGCCGCCTCGACCCTGACCGGCTCAAGCTCTACGACGTGGAGCCCCACTTCCGCACGCACAACGGCGAGTCCGTCATGTACCTGGGCAAGGCACGGATCGTGTCGGCGACCTGCCATTGGGATCCGTCTGGCGGGAAGGTCACCAGTGACACCAGCTCCTTCAGCGTCATGTTCCAGGACGAGACTGGCCGGCCGTATTGGCACCGCGCCGCAGCCCTGATCGGTGAGGTGGCTGAACTCGACGACAACGGCAGGGTCATCGGCGGTCAAGTCTGGCAGATCTGCGACCTGGTGGAGAAGCTAGGCCTGCCGCGCGTGACTGTCGAAACAAACGGCGTTGGCACGCATGCGCCGGGTCTGCTGCGCGGTGCCCTCAAGGCCAGGCGCATCCGCTGCGGCGTGACAGACCAGCACAACAGCACGAACAAGGCACGCAAGATCCTGGGCGCATTCGATGCCCCGCTGTCGTCCGGCTACCTCTGGGCCCACGTGTCCGTGGCCGATGCTGTTGAAGAGCAGATGCGCAGCTGGAACCCGGAAGCCACCAAGCAGCCCGATGATCACCTCGACTCCGGTGCTGAGTGCCTGCTGCAGCAGCCCGTGAAGATCGGCCGAGGCCCGAAGGTCGGGAACCCAGCCCCACACGAGCGCGACGATTGGCGCCCATCAGCGGGCACTTTTGAGGTTCAGGTCGACGAAGTGACTTGACCAAGGCCCGCGCAGCACGCGAGGCCAGCATGCCCATCGGAGAACAGACGCCATTCAGCCCGCATACCGGCAACGGTGTTGCAACCGTCTTTGCATACTCGTTCGGTGTGCTTGCGGCTTACGACCTGAAAGTGCTGGTCGATGGCATAGAGGCCACAACTGGCTTCACGGTTTCGGGCATCGGAAGTCGGACGGGGGGCACCGTCACATTCGCTATCGCTCCTGCCGATGGTGTGGACATCCTGATCTTCAGGCAGGTGGTTCGCAGTCGGGACACCGATTACCAATACGGTGGCGATCTGCGCGATGAAGTGCTTGACGACGACTTCGACCGGATCTGGATGACGCTCCAAGAGGACAGCGAGCTGCTAACACGTGGAGTCCGTGTCCCAGTCGGCGAGTCTGTTTCAGAGCTTCCAGCCGCAGCCTCCCGCGTTGACAAGGTGCTGACCTTTGGTCCTGGCGGCGCAATTGTCTTGGTAGACATCGCAGCTTTCACGGGTGGCGGCATTGTCGAACTCGTCCCTGGCGATGGGTCCGTCACCATGGTCAAGCTCTCGGCGGAAGTCGCTAACCTTGTCAATGGCGCCCTGCAAAGGTCGGGCGGGACGATGGACGGCAAGATCATCCTGGATGGCGATGCGACGTTGGCGTTGCATCCGACATCCAAGCAGCAGCTCGATGCCGGCCTCTTGCTTGTCTGCCCTCCTGGCTCCATCAAGCCGATGGCCAGGCTCACGGCACCGTCAGGATGGCTCCTGATCGATGGCAAAACCATTGGCAATGGTGCGTCTGGCGCAACAGCGCGGGCGAACTCCGATACCTGGCTGTTGTTTGAACAGGTCTGGGCTTTCCCTTCGGCGTCGGTTCCGATCTTCGATAGTGCTGGAGCGCCTTCTACTCGTGGAGTTTCGGCTGCTGCCGACTTCGCGGCGGGAAAGCGCTTGGCGTTGTTCACGCCAGATGGCGGCGCCTTCCTGCGGATGTGGACGCCTGGCCAGACCAAGGATGCCGGTCGCGCTGCTGGTTCTGAGCAGCTTGACGCTTTTCAGGGCCACGAGCATTCCCAGAACGTCACAGCCGTGACCTACCCACTTGACGGTGGCGGTCTTGGTCTTGGGACTGGGAACCACTACGGCGAGACGTACAACGTCGTTGCCAAAGCTGGGTATGGAACCCCACGTATCGCCACAGAGACCCGTCCCTACAACTTGGCGATGCCTCATTTCATCTTCTTGGGAGTGGCGACATGACCATCGCTTACACGTACACGGTTTTGTCTGTCGACTCAGGAAACAAGTCCATGCTTGTGCGCTTTGAGTCGGCAGGACGCCAAACCGTCGACGTCATGTTGCCGCTTCCATCAGTTGGCCAGTCCCTTGCAGAGGCCATCGAACCCAATGCCCCGACGTACTTTTGGGAGCAACGAGAACGGGATGTGGAAAGCGTGACGCCAGGCTCAACTGGAAGCGGCGCAACCGCTCCAACGGTGCTGGTGACCCCAGGTGTTCCGTTTTCGCAGTTCTACGGCCTGTTCACCAATTCCGAGAAAAACGCATTGATCGGCGCGACCCAGACAGACGTGCCGACGAAGCGCCGATACGACGAGCTGCTGATGCTCAATCTTGTTTCCACAGCCCTTCCCGAGGTTGAGATGCTGCTGACCCAGCTCGTGAGCCTGAGTGCACTGACGAACGAACGCAAGACCACAATCCTGGCTGCTCTGCCTGCGCCGGAGACCCCGTGATGCGCACCATCCTTGCACAGTTGGGCATCAATGGCGGACTCAGCTCCGAGCAGCGGCACGATGTGGGCGTTGCGGTTGCGCAATCCACGCCTGGCGCGGTTGCTTCAGCAGGAACCCATATCGCCGGCCTGCCGCTGAGCGATTGGGCGGTGGTGGCCACCATCCTGTTTGTCCTGCTGCAGGTGGGGCACTTGATCTGGAAATGGCGGCGCGATGCGCGTCGAGAGGACGAGAGGCAGGCAGACCGACGCGCGGGCCGACGTGGGCCAGATCTAGACGAGATGGGGGCAGACGAGTGACGCGCGCCCGGATCATCATCGCGGCTCTCTCGCTTTCGGCAGCGGGCCTGATCGGCATTGCGCGATACGAGGGGTACTTGGGGGAGGCGTACATCCCTGTTCCCGGCGACGTGCCGACCATCGGATTCGGGGCGACTGGTGGCGTTAAGCTGGGCGACCGCACTGACCCCGTGCGTGCCTTGGTCCGCCTGGGTCAGGACGTAGGCGAACATGAGCGCAAGCTCGCGGCATGCATCCATGTTCCACTGCACCAGTACGAGTGGGACGCCTACGTCTCGTGGGCCTACAACGTGGGCGCCGGTGCTGCCTGTGGATCGACCCTGGTGCGCAAGCTCAATGCCGGAGACTACGCCGGAGCCTGCAACGAGCTGCCTCGGTGGAACCGTGCAGGCGGGCGTGTGCTCTCCGGACTGACGGATCGCCGTGAAGCTGAGCGCAAGCGTTGTCTGGGGGTGGCCAGTTGAACCCGTCGACCATCCTTACCTGCATGCTGCTGGCCGGCCTGGCGCTGACCGGCAGCTACCTGCAGGGCAGGGCCGATGGCGCAGACTCCATCATTGCCAGCCAAGCCAACGATGAGAAGATTCGCAGAGACACGATCCTGGCAGCAGATGAAGGGGCAGCCCGTGCCATTTCAAGGTTGGAGGTTAAGAATGTCACGATCCGGCAGAACACCCAGACCATCGTGCGCGAGGTTCCTGTGTATCGTGAGTGCAAGCATGATCGCAGGGTGCTCGACAACATCAATGCCTCGCTCTCCGGAAGCGAGTCCCCTGGTCCTAGTCAGTTGCCCACCGCTTCAACCCCTGGTCGATGACACTTTCGGGGCGACCACGGACAAGCTGATTGAAGTTGCCTGGCAGTACAACAAGTGCCGACGGGCGGCCATTGGTGGGGACGAAGGAATAGCTGGGAGTCGGTGTAAATCTGGGTGTAAAACGCTGTCTGCCAGGGGCGGTTTTTGATGGACTGCGGCCCTTGTCGCAGAAGGTGTGTTGGCCTGCCGATGTCCGTCACTTGCGTTCACACGGCAGGGGTCGCAGGTTCGAACCCTGCACCGCCCACCAATGAAATCAAGCACTTAGCCTCACGGCTAGGTGCTTTTTTCTTGCCTGTACGGACTTTGTACGGACAATGCCTTTTCTCAACGGCCTCGACCTCCGATGTAGGCGTTGATGATTTGAGTTCTCCCGTGCCCTAGTTTTTCCGCGATAGCCTGCCGTGCGGTCAGGTCCAACGTGCGTTCCACCGCATGCCCACCATTGACCGGTGCGGGCGATCCCGTCGCTTCCTGGTATTCATCCGCCGCATACTGGTGCCGTAGGCCGTGCGGCACCACGCCCAAGGCCTTCTTGGTCACGCCGAAGCGCTCCATGACATACCGCAAATGCCTGATGGCCTGAACCAACGTCAGTTGTGGATCACTGATGCTGTCGTGCTCTCCAATGACCAAACCCTGAGCCAACTTGATGGCCTGCAGCCGTGCGTCGGTATCGATCGGCACGTAGCGTTTTCGCCCGCCCTTCGTTCCCCGATGCGTGAAGAGGTATAGCGCGGTGTCGCAGCCTGCCTGACCAGCCTGCACGGCGGTCAGCACGTCCGCATGCGGGCGCAGCATGCAGGCTTCCTTGAACCGCAATCCAAATGCCTGCATCAGCCGCAGTGAGGCTGCCGCATGCAGATCATGGCGTTCGACCTGCTCCAGCACCTGATCGACATCGACGCCACGTTCTCGCCAGCTCTTTGGCGTGATCGCGACGTAGCTGCGTGTGATCAACGCCTGGTCGTCGAAATAGGCGCTCAGCGGTTTGACCAGCTTGGGCTTGGCGATCCATCCCGCAAAGGTCGTGAGGAAGCTGTGGTTCTTCTGCAGCGTTGCCGCGCCCAGCTCGCCACGCTCAGCCCGCTGGCGCCAATCGGCCATCAACAGGTCCACATGCCGCCCGCTGAATGAGCGCGGATCAAGCTTGAAGCATTTGACTGGGTTGTCTCGCAGGAACGAAAAAATGCGGAAGCAAAACTGCCTGCGCTCCTCCATCGTGGCGTGCGACACGCCTTTGCTTTTCGTGGAGTGGCGCCAGTTGTGGCGCTCCAGGATCAGCGCCAGAACGTATTTCCAGCGCTGTGGCTGAACGGGTAGCCTGTCCAGTTCAACAGGCGGCGTGTGAGTCTTGGTCATGATCAATCCATTTCGTCCAGTCGAGGGTTGAAGGGGTTGAGAGAGGCGCGTGCATCCCATCGCGCGCAAGGTCAGGATTCGGTTGCGAACAAAGCCGCAGCCAGGCCAGTCGTAAAAGTGAACGCCGTGCACACGGTGTCAGGCACACGTGGCTGCTCGCTCGGGGCGAACCGCAGATCGACCGGTCTGGCCGGAAGGCTGCGCAGCAAAGTTGCACGGGCGTCACCCGTACGGGATGCCAATCAAGGCACCCACATCGAACGCCGCCGCCAGACCATCTAATGGCACCGAAGCCAACGCGGTGCAGGGTCTGTTCACGCCAATCCGCAAGCTGTCGGTCGGGCCGACATGACAGGGGATGCTCGAAGCAATGCGTGAGGCGGGGCGAGGGGGATCACGGGCGTCGCGAGAGCGCGCGCCGTTTGCCAGGGCCTCTATGGGCACAAGGCAAGCATCGTCGGGTCAAGACCGACGTGGATCCACGTTGACACGCAGGCATGCGTGTCGCAAACAAGCTGGCCACCATCTTGCTGATGGCCAGTGGGGACACTTCGGACTCAAGGTCCAGCGTGACATGGCGTCACGACTCCAGGGCTTCCTTTGGCGACCGATGCGCCCGGTGTGGAAGCTACCGGCTTGACGCCATCAAAGCATGCGCTAGGCGGCACCTCAATGCAAGCGCAAAAAGTGCCGTTATCCCGCCATTACCCCTGATCGCCGATGACTGGGTCTGCACGCCCTTGGGGTTGACAAGGCTTCGCGATACCTCTCTCTCCGAAACCGGTTTGGCCAAGCGAAATGCGCCCGATTGCAGGCTGACCGCAATCAGACCATCCATGCGATTGACCCCGCCGTGGATGAGCGTGGTCCGTGCGCATTTGGGGCTGAGCCGGACTGGGTTCGAGGCCATTGATCCGGCTGATGCCGAAAGCCACCCCATTCAGCGCCCTTTGCCAGTGGCTGGCTGTCCCGCCTTTGCGCACCCTCATCAGCATCTGTTCTTCTTTGGGGACTTTCATGAGCATCGTGCGCGCCATTGATGTTGGATACGGCATCACCAAGTACATCCGCCGAGTTGTCGGCGACTGCATCGAATGCGGCAGCTTTTTGTCGATGGCTGAGTTCTGTTCGAGCGACACCACCATGCAAGGGTTGGGTGGTCGGCGCGACACCGTCGCGGTGCCAATGGGCCCTCACTTCTACGAGGTTGGGCCAGACATTGAACTGGCCCTTGAGCCATGGCGGTCAACGTTGAAGGGCGAGGATTTCATCACCACGCCTGAGTACCTGGCCTTGATGCGCGGCGCGCTGTACTACATGAACGTCGAGGTCATCGACCTGCTCGTGGTGGGCCTGCCGGTGGCCTATTTTGCGGACAAGAAAGACAGCCTCGTCAAGCTGGCCGAAGGCGAGCACGCGGTTGGGCGGGGCCGGAAGGTTCTGGTCAAAAGGGCGCTTGCCGTGGCGCAGCCGCAAGGGGCACTGGTGACCTACGCAGCACAGCAAGGCGTGCTCGATCAAATTCAGCACCAGGACAGCCTGATCATTGACGTGGGTACCCGCACCTTTGACTGGGTATCCACACGCGGCATGAGGCTGTTGATCCGCAAGAGCCATTCGGTTGATCGGGGCATCAACAACATGCTGCGCATCATCGCGCGCGAGATATCGCGTGACATCGGTGCGGACTACCAGCATCTGGATGCCATCGACTTGGCGCTCCGCAAGGAACGTCCACTGACCTTGTATGGCAAGCCCTATTCCATCGAGAAGTTCAAGCCTTTGGCCATGACCGTGGCTCACCAAGCCGTGGGCGCGATGCTCAGTCAAATCGGAGATACCCAACGGTTTGACAACGTCGTGCTCACAGGCGGGGGCGCCCAGATATTCAAGAAGTACATCAAGGAAGCGCTCCCCCGGCACAGCTTGCTGGAGTTGGCCGAGCCCCTTTATGCGAACGTGCGCGGCTTCCAGCTTGCGGGACAGGGGCGGGTTGAGGCCGAGGCAGGACTTGATGCCGTGGCCCAGGTGGAGCAGCGGCGGTGACGCGCCGTGCCGATGAATCCGAGCTGGTGATCTACGTGGCGATTGACCAGGACAGTGCGCCGCTGCTGCACGCCGACCTGGTTCGCTTTCGCAAGGGCCCGAAGCGCGTCCAGCGGCTGCGCATGCTGGCACTGCAAGGGCTGATCTTTGAAACTGGCGCACAGCCCAAGCCGCCGCGCCCGCAAGGCGGCACCTCCGCCGCTGGTGGCGTCTTCAGCGAGCCAACCGACGACTGATGTGTGCCCGGCATCGCTGCTGTTCTTGGGCAATAGAGTCTGCGACAAGCTGGCCTGGTGCACCCCTCGGGCGTTTCGCAGCGAATGGATGCGACGGCGGCCATGGGTAAGCACACCGAAGGCCGAGCCAGGGCAATAAAGTGCGCGACATCAAGGGCCGGCGCGTGACCGCTTCAGGCTGAGCTGCGACATTGGGGCTATCGATGCGAACAGCAGCCCCCGCGCGAAGCAGCCATTCGAGGACCGCAATCTTGCTCGACCGCAGCACCTCCACCACCGGCCACTCGAATGCGACCGACTGACGCAGGTCGCCAACAGTCTCGATCTCGGCGTCACCGGCAGGCGGCGAATGGAAGATTGGACAGGCGATACTCATCCGTCTTTTGACATTGATCAGCGACCTCGTACATGCAAAACAATGATGCCCAAGGAGGCTCAAATGATTGCCATTCATCCGCAATACCTTACGTTATCCAAGCTGCTCGCCGGACGTTTATTCCGCATTCCAGAGTATCAACGTGCTTACAGCTGGACGAGCAAGCAGCGGACCGACCTGTTCAGTGACATCGACAAGACGCATGCAAAGGGCAAGGACGCGGGCCACTTTATGGCCGCGACAGTGTGCCTCCGGCGAGCAAAGCAAGTCTTAGGAACCGATGAGTTCCAGGTGCTTGAGGTGGTTGACGGGCAGCAGCGCCTCACAACGCTAATCATCTTGTTCAAGGCTATCGAGCTGACTCTCGATCGGGCCGTTGGAGTAGAAGCCAGACTCGCCGATGAGATCGCAGGATTGTTGATCAAGCAGGACGGCGACGAGTTGCTACTTTTGCAGACAAACCACGACAGCAGTCACCACTTTGAGAGGTTTCTACGCGAGGGGACGAGGCCTGAAGTCGACACGGCAACGACTCTAGCGGACCAAGAACTGCTCAAAGCCATATCTGAGTGCATGGCTTACGTTGATGGCTGGAAACGGCGTCAGGCGGGCCTTTCGTCGCTGTTGGCGCTTCTTAAGAATCGGCTCCACTTTCTACTTCATGAGATCGACGAGGAGAACGCGGTCTACACGGTGTTCGAAGTGCTGAATAGTCGTGGGTTGGATGTGTCTTGGATCGACCGATTGAAGAGCATATTGATGGGCGCAGCATTCGAGTTGAAGGCCGCCGCAAATAAGACCCTGATCAAGGACCTTCATACAAAGTGGCGCGACATCTACGTCACCATAGGTCTGCGACAGGGCATGAGCACGGAGGCCCTACGATTTGCTGCAACCCTCCGTACGCCAGACATTCCTAGCAGGCCGTTGGGTGAAGAAAGTTCGGTAGAGCTGCTGCGTGAGCAGGCCCCAGACGCTAAGGGGATTCGAGACGTTTCTGCTTGGTTGTTAAAGGTAGTGACGGCGCGCGATGCCGTCGCGGCCAATCCAAGAATCAACGCGGTCACTAGGATTTCCCAAGCACGGCTGTTAGCCGTGGCCATTCACTTGCGAAGTGACTTCAGACCGAAGCAACGTGACGAGCTACTTGCGAAATGGGAGCGCGTGACCTTCCGGATATACGGAATGCTCTCGAACGACGCGCGTACACGGGTAGGTGACTACGTTCGCCTAGCATGGCGAATCGTCAATGATGACCTAGCACCAAGGGAGATTAGTCGAGAACTGGGGGAGATCGGCAGTGACTTCTCGATTTCGGATGCGGTTGATGCAATGCAAGCGAGGAACTGCTACGAAGATTGGGGTGAGGAGTTGAGGTACTTCATGTACCGATATGAGGAGCACCTGTCAGCAAAGAATCGTCAGAAATTCAGTAATGAGCAGTGGGAGCGTATTTGGATGGCAAGTGTTTCGGACTCCATCGAACACATTTGGGCCCAGAGCAAGGCTCCGGAGAAATCTAAGCACCGCCTTGGAAATCTGGTGCTCTTGCCACCTCGATTGAACTCCAGCTTGCAGGCTAAGGAGCCGGCGGACAAGGCTGACGACTACAGAAAAACTGGCCTGCTCATCGCTCAGGAGGTCGCTGATGCCATCGGTGCAGGCAAATGGTCGACTAAGGCCGTGGCGGCCAGGGAAGATGCCTTGCTCAAATGGGCGAAGTTGGAATGGGCTGACTAGGTCTATGGCCGCATTACCTCGAAGAGCCGCCGTTCGGACAAACGTTTGTCGCCGCGTCTAACGACTGCTTAATGCCAGGCTGCGTGAGTACGCCTGCCAGCAACCGCCGGCTGCACTCGCTGCACACCTGCCGGTCGCCTATGCGTTTCGGCTCCAGGCCGATAGGAGCCATTCGAACCGGAGAGGCCGCCGGATGGCTGCGACCTCCAAGAATCGGCATTCAAGGATGTCCGCAGCCCTTGTCGGCGATCACCCCGACCCGGGCCCTTGACGACGATTCACCGTGCCTCCAGGCAAAATCCAGATGATCGGGGCAAGCCTGGCGTCATTGTGCCGGGAAGCCCACCTTGAAGAATGGAACAGCATCAATGGCACTGACGAAGAAGGGCGAGTTCTGGTACGGGACGACGTCCGGCGACACCCAAGCCGAGCTGCGCAGCTACAGCGTTGCGAATCGCCATGAGGCCGTCCGGTTTGCCTCGTCCAAATGCGTTTGCGGGTGCCGGACTTTTGCGCTGCAGACCGATGAAGAAGCCGGCGTGGCAATCCGCACCTGCACCGACTGCGGGCAGGAACACCTGATGGGCGACAGCGCGGACTACGTTGATGAGGCCGCCCCCGAGGCGCACGAGTGCGTGTGCGAGAACGAGGTGTTCGAGCTGATGTCCGGCTGTCTCCGTGTACGAGGGCACACATGACGTGCGCTGGTACTACATTGCTTGCCACTGCGTGGAATGCAATCTGGTTGGGGTCTTCGCAGACTGGAAATGTGAAGCGGGTGATGCGGCGTCCTTCCTCGCCAAGGTATGAGCGCGCGCGCCTGCAGAGATCATGCTCGCAGGCTCGAGCGGCCGAGGAATGTCATGAGGTGGTCGGTAGACTTGGCTGTATCAATGACGGCAATCGCTGGCAGAGCTGCCGCTGAAGCGGCGAGGTCGGCTTCAGGCTGTGAGCCGCTGGTCGGCCGCCTTCCCATGAATGACGGCTGCCAGGAAGAGCAGACACTTGAGAGCAACCGGGCTCGCCACTCATATCTGAAAACCTTATGCAGCCAGCGTGGTCAACAGCCCAAGCATTCCGATACAGTCTATTTACATGTCAAAAGTCAATGCCAGCACTGGCCGTTTCCTGACCTATGCAGGCCGCGCCGGACGGTGACTGCGGGCATGCCCCATCAACCCAGCCGCCAGAGACAGAGGAAACAGGAGACTTCGAGTTGCAGCCGACACCGCCCATGCCACCTCCGTCCAAACAGCTGCAGACCGATACGCAAGCTCTGCCCGTCGATGCAACTGTACTTTTCGTAGCGCTGCAGTACCAGTTGCTCGTGGCCGTAGAACAGTGCCACTACCTCATGCCCGGAGAGTGCCTATGGATTGAAGCCATGGGCGATGTCACCGTGCCGGGCAAGATGAAGCGCCCCGGGTTTCGCGGAGGCCAGTTGGTTTAAGTCAGGCGGTCGCGGC